GAGCGCTTCAGGGTTAGCCGGGACAGGCACAGCGGAGAACTCCAACATCTCCCACTTGGTATATGTTCGGCTTGCTTTTTTCTTGCCGTCGCCATCTTCCCATTCCTTTGGCACGAAGCCTACGCTAAAGGCGTTCATAATACCGTCTTTGAATAGAGAGAATATCTCTTGCGCAAAAGCAGTCGAGGCGAACTTCACCTTTGCCAGTATTCCATCACCGTCGTTCTTTATCCATAAAGCTTTGCCTATGGGCGGTTCATCGTATTTATGGGCGAACAGAACTATTGGGTTCTTCTTATAGTTCTTCATGTCCGCGCCACCCGGCACAAGAACCTCGTCCATGCGGTCACGCGCGCCCGTAGACACGTAAGCAGTCAGCGTTTGTTCTTTCTCATCTATTCCCTTGATTTCTGAATTAAAAGTCATTAACATCTTATCCATAAATTATCCTTTCATTTTTATTACAGGAGCTACGTTACAACGGCAATTTACTATTTCTTCTACTGGCGCATGGCGCTCTCCCGGCATCTGTAATTTAACTCCGCTATTTAACGTAAAACTTTCAGTTACACCTACTGTCTGACCATCTATCTGATGGCTCTCTCTCACTCTCTCGTCATTGGCGGTGATCCATTCTTTACCATCTGCTCCGAGTTCAACGTAAGATAAAAGTTGTCCTTCATTCGCCGCGCCGATGACTTCGGTCTGCGCTATTCTTACGGCTCTGAACCTCTCGCTATAATTATATATTTCGTTCACTCTGTCAGCTATCTTGTCTATACTCTCACCGAGTTTCACGCCCTCTGCGATAGCGTCATTGAGCAACTGCGCTGTGCCATCGTTAACATACTTCGGCAGGTCAAATATACGCCTTTCGATAGACCTCAAGATATTCGGCGACATCATGTTCCAATCTAACGCGGAGTTCAATTCGTTGTAACCTAACGCCACGCCACTCTTCACAGCTTCCTCGATGTATGTTCTCACCATATTCCTTAAACGCTCGTTCTCTTCATTTGAGTTAAATATGATGTTCACTCCGACACCGGCTTTGACAGGATACGCTTTTAACTTGTTAATATTATCCGATACAGTTCTGTGTTGATGTTCGAAGAACCGCGTCATTACATTACCCATGTGTTTGATCTGTGGTGTAGTCATCGCTATAAAGACTTCCCACTTACGCGCGCGTTTCGCTTTCGTATCATAGAGCGACATGCTCTTCTTTTCATCTTCGGGTTTCTCATCAGATATCGTGTTCGGATCAACCGGCTCCGGCTTTGGTGAGCCAGCAGGCATGAGGCTAAAAGGAATGAGTGGCATCGTTGTTTCAGGCGTATCATATGGGTCTTTCCCGTCCTCTGCGCGTTCATCGTCAATAGACGAATATCCAGCGCGGATGTGTTCGGTCTGTTCTCGTAATCTAAAGTCTTTATCCATAGGCACTACGTTATCAAACTCACATATAAGATTCACGTCATATATAGGCATCATCTTCTCATTTAGCTTTTCCTCAATGAGTTTAAGTTTTGGCAGTATCGTGCCGTTCTGATAAACGTATTCATTGGCTTCGGCGTTGGCGCGGTTCACATCTTCAACCAAACCTAACTGACTGGCAGGAACACCGAAGATGGCTAATATAGCATCTCGCACGTTTCTTGAGGTATCCGAGAATTGCAACTCCGCGAGGTTCGAGCCAGTCTTTTCATATTTCAATCCTGCTTCGAGGACGGCTATCTTCCCGGCGTTAGACGATCCTTTATGGCGCATGTTCCACATATCTCTTAGACGTTTGTATTCTTTATCGCCTAATCGTTCATCGGTATATAAGACTCCGCCGGGTGTGGCGTTATTCAATAAGAATGATACCCCATGCGCCTTTAACTCTCGATTGATGTCAACATCATAGGCGGCCGCATACATCGGGGGACAGCCGTAATACAAAGAGAAAGGCGATGGGTATTTGAAATGTATTATATCTTCGACCGAGAACGGCACTTTTTCAGGACTACCCGGTTGTTGCATGACGTAACCTGCGATGAATTCTGTCTTTGAAGGGATTATCTGCATCCAATGGGCAGGAATGTTCCATATCGCAATAGGCACTCCGAGTGGATTTTTAACGAGCCACCAATAAGCATTTCCGGTAAGCTCGAGGAATATTACAGTAAGACACCATAACTCAAAACGATTGAAAAACGGATTGACCTTTGTCATAAGGTCGAGGAACGGATGGGTGAGTATCTCCTGATAATCATCGCCGTCCTGCGTCATGACTTTCTTATAAATCTTCAGATCCGTCTTTGCTACGCTGAACGCGTTGCGATTGACACAAGCGTAAACCCACGACTGATAGTTCTGCACCATCTGTGCGAAGTCGTGAGGCTGTGTCTTGCCCATAGTCTTTTCATATCCCCACATCTCGACCAGAGGATTGTTCTTCTTCGTCATGCCCTCAAACTTGCGATACTCGCGGGCCAATCTTAAATCTTCAAAGAAAGTCTTTATCATATAAACCTTATGTTTGGCTCTTTCGATTTGATGTAACGTTCCAACGCGTATCTCGCCGAGTCAGGCCAATGGTCTGATCCTTCTGCGGGAATAGGCAACTGTAAACCTGTGACCTTATCTGTTTTCCATTTATAGTTAGTAAAATTATCAATCGCCCCTCTACATCGAGGATGTATGACAATCTTCTCGAACCCTCTAAGGAACATGATTCCGTCATCAACAGAACCTTTACCTTTTCTTGATCCCTTGATCTGGAATCCCTTTTTAGCCATATGAGAGATAGTGTCTGGTCTTTCGCAATCTGCGATGATCTCCCAGTCACGACATCCGGGAACTGTATCGAAGAATCTTTCGAGTTCATCGATTTCGACTCCAACTCCATATGCTTCATAGTCGATATATAAGATGTTGTCACGCATGAACATTCGCCCGAGAACGCATGGATCGTTAGAGAATCCCCAATCTGCTCCGAAGAAGAACTGGGTATCTTCTGGCGTTTCAAATTCTTCAATAAATATTTTGTTTTTAAATATAAGGACATCGGAATAACCTTTACAAGAGCCTTCCCAAACATGCTGATACTTGTCAGGATCGACTCTCTTATCATATTCCATCTCTTTTCTAAGAACTTCAGGGAAGTATTCGTTATCTCTGAATGTAAGATGTCTTGAGATACAGTCTGGAGAGGGGTTTTTGATGAACTTTGTGTATGTCGCGCTCTTATCACTTTCTGGGTTAAAGCTAATCCATATTTCTGAATTCTCTTTTCTGATCGTTGGTATAAGAATCGTCCAAGATTCATCGCTGACCTTTTCAGCTTCTTCAACCCAGCATATATCGATACCTTCAGTTGACTTGATTTCAGATATGTTATGACGTAAACCTTTAAATATGAACTCCGAACCAGATTGAGAATAGATAGCGTCCTTCTGAATTGTATAGAATTTCTCATATCCAAGATGAGCGATACGATCTGCGAGTAACCTATGTACAGAATCTCTGATAGAGTTCTGCATCTCTCTTGTGCATAGTATTCTAAGTTTCTCATGAACGGCTCTCGCTATTAACGCGTCTGCTATTGAATAACTCTTTCCTGAACCACGCCCGCCCTCTAAAACTTTGTATCGAGCATTCGATCCAAGAACTTGCTGGCACTTCTCCGGCATGTAAAACGTTTTTATATTGGACATTCATTTTTCAATCCTGAAAATACGACCGCATGCGGTGTATGAACCTGCATATTATCTCCGCTTATGTTTATGCTTAATCCGTTTGGTTTAGTAAACTCTTTCGCTATCTGCATAAGCATTTCAAGATGATGGTAAGAGCCTTTCTCTGCTTCTTTAAGAGCTATAAGATACCACGTGCCGGCGTTTCTTAATACCCACTTCTTGCAGTATTCGTTAAGCCAGATCATAAAATCTTCGTTCCAACGCCAACCACGAGGTCTATCGTAATAAATATGTCTCAACGGATCGCCTACGGCGGCGCACGCTACGCTTATGTTTCTGCGACTTTCGATATAAGCGTCAGCAAAGACAATCATCTCAGGGGATG